CACGGAATGCGCTAAATTGAGCCTGAGTTACGTTGTCGCGTAAGAAAATTGGGTTTCCTGCTGTTGGACCGCAAGCACCGCAGAGACCGTATCCTGCAGTGAAACCTTTATAGTCTGAGGACAATGTATATCCAGAACCACCGTAGTTTGGTTGAGCTTCTTGGAACATAGCTTCAGCATATTGCGCGGCATCTGTATATTGGGTACCATTGTAGTTAGCACGCATTGCAAAGATGAGGCCGGTTGGAGCAGTCATTGGCTGAACGCCGCAGATGTCGTAGGCCATCAAGTTTGGCATTGCGCGACGAACCAAGCTGATGAGTACTGGGTCATAACCAGCGACTCCTCCGCTGTTGGTGAAGTTTTGTGGCATGCCGAGATTGTTTGAGGTCATGTCTTCTGTTAGATGTTGAGCACGAATTGCTTGCTCTTGGTTCTCTAAGAGGACGGCTGTGACCTTTTTACGGTAATCATCTCCGATTGTGGGGAGTGCATCGTGGTTGAGCACTGGGTTCCACTTTTCTGTCAAGATGTCATATGGTGTGTTATCTTGAAAATTCATTTTAGTAGTATCTCCTGTGAGTTAAAATTATTTAGTAATTTTTAAAATTACAATTTCTTGTTAAGTTTTGCGATTGCGTTTGCGTATCCATCAACAGTAGATGATTCTGTATCTCTTACTGGTGAGAATGTCATTTCCTCGTTGATATGTTGGGTAACAGGAACAACGGGGGCTACTTGACGAACAAAGTTTTGTGATGCCAAGTAGTTGTTTTTGATTGCTACGAGTTTTTCACGATACTCTTCTGGGCTTCCAAAAGCAACATTTTCCATGAGGTTTTGAAGTCTTGCAACTTGAGTATCGGCAAGGTCTCTAGTTTCGGCAACAAAGATTCCTGCGCATTCAGTCAAAGAAAGTTCTTTGCGAACGTTCATTGATTCGTTGATAGCCTTATTGAGTTGTTCTGAGAGTTCACGGTTTTGAGAATACAATTCATCAAGAGCGTTGTATTTCTCGTCAGGAACATCAATGTAGTGATTTTCGAAAAGATTCTTCAAACCACTGATAAAGTTTTCTGCAATTTGTGTCTTGATACCTTGTTCAACTGCAACAGCATTTTCTTGCATCCATTCTTCAACAACGTAATCTAGATAATCATCAACCTTTTCAACCAGTGTATTTGTTACACCGTCAAGGTAAGATTTTACGTTTTCATCAAGTTGAGCGACGGTTGCTGAAACATGGCTGTTTACACGATCTTGAACAGCAGCTTCAAAAATACCTTCAAGTTGGTTCAAAAGAGAAGATGAAACGTTCTCTTCACCGAGAAGAGCAACTAAAGCAGAACGGAATTGTTCTTTTGCTTGTTCTTCGACTTCAATTGGCTCATCTTCTTCTTCTTCCATTTCCTCGTCCATTTCTGGTTCTTCTTGAGGAGGGGCGGACATGGTTGGCATTCCAGAAATCATTGCACCAGCCATTGCAGCTGCTGGCGTTGGAACTTGAGCCTTCAAAAGATTATTTGCGGTTACGTATGGTGTTGGAATAACGTTTCCCTTACCATCTGGTGTATAGGCAAGACCGTTTGCTGGCATTGCAGCACCCATTTGACCCATACCCATATTTTCATTTAATTTGTTTGTTTTTTTCATTTCAATAGATCCTTGAACTTAAATTATTTAGTAAATTTTTAACTTAATAAATTCCTCTAGATTTTCCTTTTTGTAGATATCCCATAGAGGATTGTAGAGCTGCTTGTGTTTTCGCAGGAACTCCTGCAAGACCCTGTAGAGCAGCATCTGCACCAAATGCCTTTAGAGACCATTCCAGAGGGTCTATGCCAACAGCAGCTAGACCAGGAATTTTACCGGTAACAGCTGATCCAAGTTTACCAAAACCAGACAAATATGCACTTGCCGCACCACTTCTTATTGCTTGTTTTACTGCAAAATCCGTAGCAGCGCCGGGTAGACCACCACCCATTCCCAAAGCTTTAGTAGCCATACCAGTTATATTGGATATTGCCTGCCCCCTGCCACCACCCATTCCAGGAAGTGATTGCAATAATCCAGAAACACCACTTACTATACCCCCGGCAGTCGTTCCTTCCATGGCTTTGTTTAACATTCTTGAATAATTTGCCCAAGCTGCTTGTTTATAAATTCCAGCGCCCGATGGCATTTTTGTGTCACCAAACATTATTGTAGATTCGCTGGAACCTGGTTTTACTTTTGTTTCTTTTATTCTGGGAGCACCACCACCGAAGCCACCAGTGGTCTTTACTTTTTTACCAGTTCTTCCAATGCTTCCGGTAGAACCAGCAATAGCCTCCAATAAAATTTTTTTAGTATATGGATCGAATCCAGCCATGTTTAAATATTTCCAAAATATTCTTTAAATATATTTACAATATTTTTTTCAAGATTTCTCGAAGATGAATTTTTAATAATTTTACGAGAATTTGCAAGCTGTCTTTCTGACCAAATTCCATTACTGAAAACCCATTCTCTTCCTTCCATGATTCCATTTACGAAAGCATTTGGTGCTGAAGGATCTGCAACAATATCGATTGCTGCTAACATGAAGTCTTCTTGAACTTCTTGATAACCATTTTTGCTTTTGAGAGAACCCATGCCACGGGTAGATACACCCAATTGAGCACCTTCGTCAATAAGGTTTTTAACGATTTTGCCCATTGGAGTATCAAGGACTTTAGCTTTACCATAAATGTTTTTACCGTCTTCATGCAATTCCTTTACAATGTGTGAAACCCGATCAAGATTTACAGTTGGTCCTGTTGGGTGGTTGAGTTCACCCAAAGCACGTCCTTTATTTACGTATTCGTTGATATATCTTGAAGTTTCTTTTGCAAGAGTATTTTTTGGATAAACTCTACCATTTCTATTTTTTACTTCGGATTGCATGAAAACGCCTTCAATGAAATAATTACGATCTCCATTGCCAATGTTTTCTTTTACGTATTTAATGTCTTCTGTAAGTTCTGTGATGAGTTTCATAATATTATTTAGTTAATTTTGTGGTGATCTTTGCAGTGCTTTTATTTGCAAATAAAAACAGGAGTCCCAATATTTGAGACTCCTGTCAAAAAAGATAAATCTTCATTTACCTTTTTTTAATAAATTTTGAGATACAGCGATATATTCTTGCTTTAATCTTTGTCCAATTTTTTCATATAAAGCTTTTGAAGTTGTTTTTTTAAAATCAACTGCGTTTTCTTCAATAACATTTTTTACCATTTTTTTTACATTATTGTTCATTTCAATACCCTTTGTGCTTTCTTGTAAAAATCTAAATTGCTTTTTAACTTTGCCGGACTTTCAGTTATTTCTTTGACAAAAATTTCTCTATTTTTATTATTTAAAGTGTCAAACATTTCCTTTAAATTATCAAAATCAGTTTCACTTATATTTATTAAAGTTCCATTTTTTAATTTTAATTTATTTTTTAATTTAGGATCATAATTTTCGACAAACTCCACAAATTCTTTTATTTCATCTGAAAGAGAATATAGATCCGAAGACATCAACATTTTTGATTTGAATTCATTCTCAACTTCTTTAATTGCTTCATTTAATTTTAACGACAACGAGTTGATTAAACTTTTTTTGAACGCAGAATCATTTTCTTTAATTAAATCGTTTATTCCAGATTCAAGTATTAAAGTTGATGGATGTTTCATTGTGGAGCCTGTTCTTGGCCGGGGGGAGCCATTCCTTGCATTGCCATAGCTTGTTGTTGAGCCATTAAAGCCATCTGTTCTTTTTGGGCCTTTTCTTTATCTATCTTTATCTGCTCGTCAATAAGTTTTATGTCTTCTTCTGTTTGTTTTAGTATTTTTGCACGAATATAATCTGTAGAAAAATATTTTCCTGAATATGGTTCTAAAATTGAAAGCATTTTAATTCTTTCTGCCAATATTTCTGCTTCTTTTAGATCCCAGAAATAATTGTCAGTATTATAAACAAACTTAATCTGTTGCTTTAAGACTGACCAATCTTCTTCGGTAATAACACCACGAAGAAGCAATTGAACACGAAGAAAATCCAAAAATAACTTTGAAAAGTTGTGGCGAAGACGTTCTACAAATTTATAAAACTTTACTTCTTCTCTTGTGATTTCAACCGAGCGCCCCATGTTAAATCCTGTCTGTTCCGCAACAAGACGACTCAGAGGTACATTCAATGAATTGTAAAGTTTCTTTTTAAAGTAATCAACGTCTTCAATTTGAGACATCGCATTACCACCGGGAAGAGTTGTGATTTGAGTTCCTTGTGAACCTTCTCTTCTTGGTAACCAATAATCTTCAAGAACTGAAAGATGGTTTCTCTCATCACGAATTTCACCAGTATTTTGATTATAAATGATTCGGTTGCGGAAACGACTCATCATATCCCGCATATACTGCTCTGCTTTTTGTTTTGGCAGCTGACCAACGTCAATATAGAATACTCTGCGTTCTGGTGCTCGGGCTACACGATAAACTAGAAGAGCATCTTCTAGTTGTCTTAACATGTTTAAAGGTCTTACGGCCTTGTGCAGATAACCAAGAACTCTTTTTGAATTGAGGTCTATGAGACCAGAAGGAACATACACTATGCTATCCAAAGACAAATGAAGACCACCTGGACCAGTCATCATGAATGATTCTCTGTCAGAATCAGTGTACAGGTAATATTCTTCTATTTCTTTAATTACGGAAACAGAACCAGACTTTGTTCTCTCTTGTTCTTTTTTAACTTTTCTTATTTTTTTAATTTTAAGCGGATCTATGGGAACGATATCTTTGATACCTTCCTGTGGATTGTCTTTATCTATAACGATATTGTAGAAAATTTTAGAATCTATGTACCATCTTCTAAAAATTTCATATGCTTTATGATTAAAATCCAAAAGCTGAACTATTTTTTCAAATTCTTTGTAAATTTTTACTTTAATAGACTCTGGTATCGGAAGATCATTTAAATTAAGTTTTACTGGTCTCGAATCAGTTCCCTTTACAATAGAAGCATTTACTATTTCATCGATTGCATTGTCAACTTCTGGATAAACCGACATGTTTCTGTATTGAATAACAGAACTAGATTCATCTTTAAGAGTTCCAGTGTAATCAATGGCTGAACTAAAATAGCCACCAGCTTCGACAGTTACAGTACCGTCAAAAACTTCAGGAGCAGTAAATTTTTGCAGAGCCTGTTCTTGTTTCTCTGCCTTTGTTTGTTGTTTTTTACCAAATTCAAAACCAAAAGCTTCAATTTCCATTATTACCTCTAATATAATTAGGTTTGGTTTATTGGGGTTATTCGTGGGTTATTT